GTTTGATTTTAAAATGATGGTGCAAAGGTACGAATAAATGAGAAGTCTACAATGGTATAAACGCGGAGCCGCTTACACCTGAGCAGATGGTGCAGGTGACAAAGATAATCGGCAAATTCGTGGCTATGCACGCAACGGATGAAGACCTCTTGCTGCTGTATAAGGACATCTATGGGGTAGTGGGCAACGGACACTTCAACGACTTCTTCGCTGAGGCTCAAATCAAGAAGATGGTGTTTGAGGATGACAAGGAGGTAGAGCATCGTGCTCCTTACTACACCATGGCGAAAACGCAGGAAATATATGAGACGGTGAAGGACGAGATTCGCCCTTACAACCAATGGGACTTTGCCGTGGTGCTGAACATGGTGTATTCGGACAACTACAACCTGATGAAGAAATGGTTTGCCGATGATAGCGAGGAGCAGCTGATGGACAAAATGGTGGACTTGGCTGTGAACTGGCTGAGAGACGATGATAACCCTTATGGGCATTGTAAGGCTTGGGGGTACTTTAACTAAGTGAAGAGTGAAGAATCAATTTGCTCTTCTAGAAATGATTCCATAACACCTAGAGATATATAAAAGAAAACTATCAGAAGAAGAGAATGCAGGCTAAGGAAAAAGGGCTTGTGTTCTCTTTTTCGTATGAAGTTGCGCAACTTATCACTGAGAATCGGGAATGATGGCTTAAATTTGCATCGTTTCCATAACGGAGTGGGGACGGATAAATGGAAAAGAAAATGAATGATATTCGAGGTTACTTATTTGGGACGATATGGACTTTTCTGAGTCTGCTAGTACCCATCAGAGATTTTATGATTGCCATGATGGTATTGTTCGGGCTGAACCTGGTGCTTGGCATCGTGGCAGCGGTGTTTAACGGTGAGGAATGGAGCTGGAAGAAATTCGGCATGTTCTTCGTTTGCTGTGCGGTGTTTTTCGTGACGGTGGCTGCACTGTTTATCATCGGTCACTTCTTGCATTCGGATGCTGAGGCTCTGTTTTGCGTGAAGTGGGTGTGCATAGCCGCGACCTATCTCTTCACTACAAACATCTTGAAGAATCTGAAACGAATGCTGGTGCCAGATTCGCCTTGGTACAGGCTAGTGGACTATTGCTATTATGCGCTGACACTGGGCTTCGTGGAGAAAATGCCAATGTTCAAGAGATACCAAGAATATAAAAACAACAAGGAAAATGGAAATGAAGGAAATCAGATTGGAGCAGCTGCTGATGGCGATGCCTAATGCAGGAAAGAGGGCAGAGAAGTTTCTGCCATACCTGAATAAGTATGCTCAGGAATTTGAAATCAACACGCCTTTGAGGTGGGCGCACTACTTGGCTCAGATAGCGCATGAGAGTGGTGAACTGAGATATACCAAGGAGATAGCCAGCGGAAAGGCGTATGAGGGGCGAAAAGACTTGGGCAATACCCATAAGGGTGATGGGGTGAGGTATAAGGGCAGGGGGCTTATTCAGATAACAGGAAGAGCCAACTACAGGAAGTATGCCGGATATTGTGGCTATGATGTAGTGGAACAGCCTGAGTTGTTGGAGCAGCCTCTTGGTGCCACACGCTCATCAATGTGGATATTTGATACCTTCGGCTGCAATGAATTGGCTGACGAGGATAATCTGAAAGCAATCAGACGGAAAATTAACGGTGGCTACAAAGGACTGGAGAAATGCGAGGAGTATTTGAAGAAGTCCAAGCGAGCACTCAATATTTCATAACATCAAGGCTTATGAAAACGACAAAGCACTTTATTATTTATTTGCTAGTGTGGGTAGCTTATTTCTCTTTATTGTTTCTGTCGAGCTGTAAGACGAAGTATGTGACCATTCCGGAGTATCACACCCAATATGTGGTAAGAACGGACACGGTGGAGAAAACAGATAGCATCTATCGGAAGGATAGCGTGTATATCTATCAGAGAGGTGACACTATCTTTAAGGATAGGCTTGTACTTCAAGATAGATTCAGGTATCTGAACAAAGTGAAGACGGATTCTTTCATCAAACGAGATACTATCTATGTTCCGAAGCCGATGGAACGAGAACTATCTAAAGCAGAGCAAAAGTATATCACCCTGGGGAAGTATACCGCCAAGATGATTTGGACCCTTGTTGTAGCAGTGATTGGTTTGTTGATTTGGCTATGGCACAGAAAGAAATGAGCGTATGAAGACAATAACGATAAAAATAGTGAAGAAGAGCGTGATGGGCGTGGTAGAGGGACTATCAGCCACCATTGCGCAGCATAACCCAGAGGTGGACTTTCAGACCGTCTGGGCGAGTGATGCCGAGGAGGCGAAGTTGGACATCTACTATAGGGAAGCAATAACCGACCTAGAGAACTTCTTGGCAAGATTCTCTTCTTCGACCACACAGCAGTTTGACCTACAGGCACTGGCTGATGATTTCACAATCACCATCAAGACCTTGGCATCTTGGCCACCTAGATTGAGCGGTGTGCTGACCAACCAAATACAAAACTATCTGGTACATGCTATCCTTGCCGGATGGCTGAGTGACTTCCCAGACATGAACCATACGGACTATGCTAGCATGGGAGCGAGCGACCTAGAAGCCATCAAGGAGGTTTTGCTAAAGAAGGACTTTAGCTTTGCTGAGGCTGAAAGAACTGCTGACGATACCGTGAAAGATGGTTCTTCGGCTGTGGATGCAGTAGCTAGAGGAGGGGATGGAGTTGAAAAGAATAGCAGCTTTTCGCCTACAGAGAGAAGGGCTGTGGATGGTGTTGCAAAGAATGCTTCATCCTCTTCTGCTTCCGAGAGAAAAGATGATGGAGCAGAAAAGGATAGTAATTTATCTTCTACTTCAATGAGAGTGGAGGATGATGAGGGCAAAACTCAAAATGCTCTGAACGCTGAGGCTAGAGGTGCCGATGGAGCGGTCAAGAATGGCAATACATTGGATGCTGAGGCTCGAAAAGAGGACGAGGTAGCCAAGGATGAGCTGAGAGGGCTGAAAGGCTCTGAGCGAAATTCTGACTTTGCTTCGCAGCATTTCCATCAGGACTATGTGGACTGGAGCGGAGGCAGGCCACCTTACGAACTAAGATAATTTTTCATCAATATAAATAATTGCAATTATGGATAGAAAATTGATTACATTGAATTTTGGCATGGAGCAGGTATGTAATGATGTGCTTGCAAGATGCTATGTAGTGAGCCAGGGAATGGTGGACGAAGCCCAGAAGGACATCAGAGCCAACATCGAAAGCCCAGACAGTGACGAGACTCGCAGTATCATCAATCGTGCCGTGACGGAAGCCATCGGTAACATCAAGCTGGCAGCTCAGCGTTATCTGACCACTGGTAGAGTGGAGGACAACAATAACTTGGAGCGACTGGTGAAGGGCACAAGAAAGTATGCCTATACGGACAACAAAAACGGTACGTGGACGGAGGTAGTGACCACCATCATTGATGGTGAGGAGAACGAAACGACCGCTACCGTAAACAAGGCTGGTAAGGACAGGGAAGAAAACATCTATGAGACAGTGACGCTGAAATTGGAGATTCCGAACTGGAACGTGGCTGTGACGGATGCCTTGAAGAGCCATTGTCACCGCTATATCGTGGACTACGTGATGAGCCAATTCCTGATGGACCAGTTCGCTGACAAGGCAGGAACGTATGGCGAAAGCGCAACGGCAGACTACAATAACATCAAGAGCGACTTGCTGAGCCGGGATAACTATACGCTGAGAAGACCTAGCTTCACTTAAGAGGCTATCTGGGACCAGGCGATGGAATCGCCTGGAACGGTGGCTATTCTTTTTCTTCATTATTTTGGGTGTTTATGGAAAGAGCCTTCGCTAAATCGGGATGGATTCCTGAAAAAGCGAAGGCTCTGTTTTTTTCTAGAACTTGTTGAAACGCCTGATAACTTCGAGGCGAGTGGCAAAGTACTGATTCATGGACTTCATCTTAAGATAGAGGGCTATGCGGAAGGAGCGATAGCTATGGGAGGACATATAGCTGGACTTCATGCCACCACAACGACCTAGGTAATGCCATTTTTGGTTATCGTTGCTACCATACAGCCACATGACTGGCACGGTGCCAGAGGTGAGGGAATGGATGTAGCCTGTGATGGCATCGGGAGCGTTCTCCTCATCGAACTTCAAGGTACGAGTAACTATGATGCCATGATACTCGGTATCATCCTCGTAATCGTAACCGTTATCCAAAACTATTACGCTACCGTCTCGATACTGAATGTAGGGGTGAGGGTAGGAGTTGAGGGCTGTGAGCACGTTCTTGATGAGGAAGGTGCTCCAGGCTTCATCCTTGATGGAATAGCAGAGGGCTACGGTATCGGCTGAGGCTTCCTTGGTAAGTTGGCTGGCATCTAGGCAGAAAATGCGAGAGTTCTTGTAATCGTAGATAACCTGACAACGCTGAAAGAAGTCGATTGGCGAGGAGGTGAAATCTATGAGTTGGCGCATCTGTGCCTTGATGGTCTTGGTGATATCATCATCGTCTTCGGCATCATTGAAGAAGTTGAGGAACTTGCCAAGGTTGCCCACTATATTGAAGCCTGGTCCATCCAAGACATCGGACATGGAAGCCACTTGTGACTCAGCTATGCGACTGAGGGAGCGATTGGTGGCGAAGAGTACGGACTGGTCTAGCTGGGTGATGGACTTCGGATTGCTGCAAACCTCACGGCTGATGGGGTGGATGCTGCTATAGGTGCCTTGGGAAGAAACTTCCATCGCCCAGATGCCATCGGTGGAGAATGCCATCAAAGGGTACTGACCAAACTGACCTTGGGAGAGTGCCCTTGTGGTTGAGGCTATGCCCTGGATCGTGCCGATACCCACGGTATTGATGCCGTTCAGAGGGAAGTAGAAGGCGTTATCGGACTCGGATGTATAAATCTTGTTGCTCATATCGACTACATCATCTACAGAGTAATCGTAGGAGGTGACGATATAAGGCGTAATCTCTTCGGTGAAGTTGCCCATGTGCATAGCTCCATTCAACTCTTCGCATTCTTTTAGCGGAAAGGCATAGATAACATCGGCACTGGCATCGACAGTAGAACAGAAGAAAACCATCTTCTTAGCCCTGGAATCGGGATAGAACTTAACCAGATTGGCAAGCATGAATGGTTCTATGCGGTCGATTACATCTTCTTCTAAAACATTCTCTACATATTTTGTGCCAGATGTGGTATGAAGCTCTGTCACTATTTTCTTGATGATAAGATGAGAATAGAAATTGCCAGACGAACGAAGGTAGTTGCCATTCGGGAACATGACCTTGCGACTGAAACCAGACATCAGATGTTCTTGCACTCCAAACAGATTGAGCCGATGGTTATAGACATAGCTACCCTTGGCTGTGAGGAAATTGTGGGTCTTGTAATCGTCCTGCATCTGCTCTTGGAGGGAAACTTGGTATACAGCAGCCTTATCTACAGGCAATTCCTTGTTTGCGACATTGGTAAGGTTATCTATTGGCAAGGAACATATCTTGTAAAAGGCTGAAATGTTTTGCTCATTCGACTCGGAAGAATCACCATTGCCAGCAGAGCTGAGTTGGTTATTATAATCATCGTCAGACTTCTTTGGGAAGCGAACACTGACCATTCCATAGCTTTTGCCTTTGTTGCTAGTCCAATGGTAATCTTCTATGTTTGCTCCATTTAGCACATAATTAGGTTGACACATTTCCAAAACGCTAATCTTGGCACTCGTATCGACATTGGTAACAGGAGGTGTGATGAAAATATCTATAGACTTGATAATATCCTTCCATCGCTTCAATTCGTCTATATCTCCTTGGAGTGCATAGGACAATGCGACATTGTGAGGGAGATACATAAAGGTACACTTGGAGATACTGGTTTCGATAACGTTGTCCTTGGCATCTTTTCTGTTGAAAGTAGAGGAATCTTCCCAACCAACTTCTGCGCCAGTAACGGTAAGATTTTTGTAGTTTTTGCTAGGGAAGCCAATGTTGGCGGAATAAACGGAATAGCTGTTTGGTACCTGAATGGGGATGAAAACAGGCGAGGAGTGCATAATCATGCTGCCATCGAACATGCGATAGCAATAGCGGATGAAGAAGGAGGCGTAAAAACGCCCTTGCTTGGCGATAAGATTGTTTGTTCGGTTGACCAGGGCGTAGATGCTCTGGGTAATATCGGACTGCTTATCATCCTTGATATTGGCTACTTGGTCGCCCGAGGTGAAGGAATTGCCATTCACCTTGTTGAACACATCGCCACAGCTATAGGTGGTCTGCTGGAAGGCATTGTAGAAACCTTCCTTGCTACCCTTGGAATTAATTCCACCAAGTTCGTAATCTTCTGGCTTATTTCTTGGGTCGAAGAAAAAGCTAAGTTCTAGGAATGGTGGCTTCTGTCCCTTATAGCTGTAATCGGACGAGGACTGTCCGTTGCTCTCCCACATGGCATAGTGGATGCCATCGGTAGCCACGATGATGAGGGTGTTGCCGATGGAATCGATAGAAAGCACGGTGGATTCGTAGTCGAAGGACTTGATAGGGGTGGACGAGCCTAGCGTGCCATCCTGCATGAACCAATAAATGGAGGATGAGGCTATGGCTATGAGGTGGTGATAACTACCTGTTTCGTGAACATACAATATCTTAGCCACCTCACCATTAACGGTGAGGGGCTGAGATAGAGGTGTGCCCGATACGATGGCAGGGCGCAATGCGCCATCGTGCAGCTCTAGGTTGCCACAGAGGGATAGCGCACCGTTCTCTACTGCCATTTCATCGGGTGTGAGGCTGAGACCTTTGTATCTGATTGATTGTTGCATCTTTATTAATGTTTAATGTGTATTGTTTAATATTTAATTATCGGCAATGGGATGGGTCTGCACGATTGACTACAGCCAATGCCTGTAGGGTGTCGTTGCCTACGGTGATGGTCTCTAGACGGTCAGAGACTACCAAGTCTATTTCTTGGGCGTTAGGTGGAACGCCTAGGGTGTGGAGGAAGAGGCATTTGACAGTGCTAGCACTGCAACCATGAAGCTGTGCCTTGCGCCCATAGAGAGGTATGGCATCAGGAAGCGAGGAGGACTTGGTGATATACATCTGAGAGCCGAGACAGAAGAACACGATTTTGTCGCCTCGCTGTAGCCCCAAGAGCTTTACAGGGTAGGAACGCAAGGTGATGCGCCCATTCTTGTTGAGGGTGAGTCCACGCTTTTGAGGGCGTGGACGGTTAAGGATAAATATATCAGTCTCGTTCTGCATAATCTGTAGGTTTGTGGAGCCAGAAACGGAAGTAGTCGTTTTCGGCATCCTGGTTACGTACTTTTACATATTCTCTGGTAACATAGAAATGCTTCTTTCGTAGGGTAGGGTTGAGGTTGTAATCATGCAGCATCATAGCTGGCTCTACCCTGCCATCGAAGCTTATCTCGTACCAATAGCGGTGGAGAAAGAACCATGGGCGAAGACGGACTTCCTGAATGGTGGTGTAGTTGCTTTTTTCTACCCGGCATGGGACGATGCTCCAGCTACCATCTTGCCATTGCTCAGTGGTGATTTCTCCACCTGGTGCCAATTCATGCTTCTCGATGGTGGACTTCTGAATCTTTACAAGAAGGCAGACATCGGCAGTGAAGACCTTTGCCATCTTACGGTGGCAGAGCATGACATAACGCCCTTTCTTGTCGGGGAGGAGGCTACGCTGCTTGCCTGGGTGGTTGATAACGCAGACGGTGGAAAGGAACTTCTTGCGTGCCATGTGGAGGAAGTTGGGGAGCTTCGCCTTGGCGTGCATACGGTCGAGAACCTTCTGGACATTCTTGAAATTCTTGTCGGCTTGGGTCTCATGCACTGTGATTGGTTGCTGAGGCTCTTGGCTAGTCTGCTCACGTACCTTCTTTACGTGCTCACGAACTTGCTTCTTGGAAGGAACTTCGAGAAGGTGGCCAGTCTTTTTGTCGAGCTTGTAATTTGACTTCTGCTGTTTCATATTCATTATGCTTTAGATGTTACCTCTGTTGATGCAGATGATTTCGAAATGATGATTGTCGCAAATATCGCAGCCGTTGGGCATACGATGATTGAAGGAGCAAGGAATGTGCTCTTTGAACAAATCGCAGTTAAGGCAATGCTCTGGGACTTCCTCATACTCAAAGTTGCCTTTTGCCAGTGGTGAGGCTGATTCCTTGTTGGGTACAGCACGGACAATGCGCCCGAAGAGGTCGTAGAACTCTCCAGGCACAACGCTAGTAGCTTCTCTGAGGGATGGGAGGGTGTAGCCCATCTTGCGGATGAACCAGAGACGGAGATAAATGATGAAACGTTTCAACTTTTTCATATATTGTACTATATTATATATTAATAATGTGGGCTAAGTTACCACTTCTGTGCGGAACAGAAGTGATAACTTGCGCAACTTATGCTTTATGTTCGAAGACATCAAGAATCTTGGTCTCGCTGAGGCTCTTCAACTCATAGTCAATCATGGTTTTGCCCATAACCTCGTCAACGTAACGCTTTGCACGCTCGATGCACTTGGCTTGGATAAGATAGTTGGTATAGGTACGTTTCTCCTTGTTGCTCTTATCATCAATGGTGATGAAAGCCAAACGTGCCTTAAACCATAAATCATCGTCATCAATATCTGAGAAGAAAATCTCGTTGTAGTTAGTTGGGTTGATGTTGGCAACCTTAAACTGACCAGAGACATAGACCTGCATGTTGTCAATGATGCTTGCTTCTGCCTCTGTGAAGGATAGGGCATCGACCACGTACAACTCGTTTACCATTTTCTCGCTACCATCCTCCTGAGTCTTCTCATAGCGCACCTTGCACTCGAACCAGGTGCTTGTGCGAGAACGGAGGGAAGAACCGTTACCTGTGCCTACGAATGACTCCTTTGGCTGGTTCTGAGACTTGTCTTGTGTCTTAGCCTCTTCCTGAGGCTTGTTTTCTTTCTTGTTCATAATCTTAAGAATTTGAATTGTTATTTATAATTTTATCTACCTCTTCTTTTGATAGAGGTTTGCCGTCTTTGCCAAGGTATTTCTTGCAGATGAAATACATTGTGCCAGGAGGGTCGGGATGGCGGTAGAGGTTGTCCAACTCTACCTTGGCAAGTTGCTCATCCATGGAACTGAAGACTGGGCGAGCTTGATTTGCTCTTGGCAGTCGCTCCATCACCTTGTAGTGGATGCTGTAGCCATCTTTCTTTATCTGTTCGTCTTTGAGACGTATGAGCATCTTATCCAGATTGGCTTCTGTCTCCTTGATGGTATTGAAGAGGGTATTGACCAGCTCCTTGTCGGGCTGTGCCTTCTTCTTCTCTTGGAAATATTGGATGGTTGAGGCTCTAAGTTCTGCCACCAGAAGGAAGAATGTGCCATTGTCGTTCTGAGGGACATCATTTCCGTCTGCCTTCATGATGATGCCATCAACACGCTTTTCAAGTTCGATGGACTGGCGCAGCATTTTCTTATCGCGGTGTGCCCAATATTCCTTTTCCGTGGTTCGCATAGCTGAAACCAGCTTGCGAAAGGATAATACTGATTCTTCACTCATATCTTATTTGATACCTAATGTTTGTTTAACTTTCTTGATGCGGTCTAGCTCCTCTGGGAGGAGGTTGCCTTGCTCGTCTATTCGGCAGAGGAGTTTGAGGCGTGGGGTGATGGTTATCCACTTGTGGAGGCCATCGTGCTCACGCTTTATCTGTCGAAGCTGGGCTTCTTGCAGTCTTTCACTCAGATGCTGCTCATGACGAAGCTTACTGATTTCGTTCTGTATTCTGTCCATTGGCTAACCTTCACACTTTTGAATTATATTTGCCAGAATGCTTTCTACGCCCTTTGGCTTGAAGAAGCGATTGGCGTTGAGGAGAGAGAGGGCTTCTTTTGCACTATCACTGATGGATAGCAAGCGACCAGCTTTCTTTATGTAATTATTGTAGTCTACATCCAATTGCTGCTTGTATGCCTTGCCTTTGGCAAGATAGTCTGCTTCAAGGGCTTTACCCTTCTCCTTGTATTCAGAAATGAGATTAGCTTTCTTTTGGGCGTACTTGTCATCGAGAGACTTTTCCTTGTAAGCCAACTTTTTCTCTTTCTCATTGTATCTCTGAACAGAGGATTCGTAATTTGCACGTGATTCGTCTCGCTGTTGGATGCTACGTTTCACCTCATCCTTCATGTGCTCCTCAACATTCAAGCGCACATCCTCAAAGCCAATGTAAGACTCGGAGGTCTCAACAGTGCGTCTTGGCTTCTCATCTTGTGAATACAAAGGGTCTGTTGCACAGTCATGCATTCTACGAAATGGGTCACTGAATCTCTCGTATTCTATTTGCACTTCCTTGCGGATGATAACTCTGGAACCGTCTTTGAGGGAAGCGATGGTCTTATCCTTCTCTTTTACGGTCTCTTCTAATTCCTTTACTCGATTCTTCAAGGTTTCGAACTCTGAATAATCTACATTTACTATTGCCATAATTTATAATGTTTAAAATTCTATTACTTTTGCTTTGTCGGAAGGGATGTCGTACCATGGAATGGTATAACCTTTATCCTTCATTTCTTTAGGCAATATACAGCGGTAATATTCGCCATAGAAATTTATCCATGTATCTGAGACCTCTAATGTCGTACCAACTGGAAGCTCTGGCTTTGGCTTGAACCATGGGCGTGGATATTTGGTCGTTTCGTGAACATCCTTAGCGCACTTTGAGGGTTTGATTAATTTTATCTTCATTTTTACTTCTTTTCTTTACTAATTTTTATAGCTTTTCTTGCCAGTTTTCCTAATGTCGAAGAACTAGCTTCAGGAAAGCGTTCTTTGAGCTTTGCTCTTACTGCATAGAATATTTCGCTTTTTCTTTTTGCTTCTCTGTATTTGTCTTGTATAGAAGACAGTTGGCTGATAGCCTCTCCAGCTTCACTGGTAAAGCTCTCATCAGAGCATGCTTCAACCTCTGTTGTAATTTGAGACCAAGCAAAACTTATAGCATCGTATTCTGATTCTGTTAAATATATATTCATTGCTCTAATTCTTGTTTAATAATTCTCAACTGTGATAAAACATGCTCTGCATTGATAAACTTGGAGTCAGAAACAGTTAATACGGATTCTATCTCTAAGATGAGCATATCAACTCTTAAATTGGCTTTTAACTCTTTCTCTGTCATACGCTATGTCTCCATTTCTTTAATATTCTTACTTTGTTAATATTCTTTCGAGGGACCAGCGATGGAATCGCTGGGAACGGTGGCTAAGTGGGGGCAACTCCTATCGCTACCATTTCATGAATGCCATCCATATTGTTTGGTTCTTGATGGTGGTACGATGTCCGAATATCGGTTTGTAATCTTTAATTGCCTTTAGTACTTCACCTACCTTTATCTGTTGCTCGTTCCACTTAAAAATGAGTGTTCCGCCAGTTTTCAGTACTCTCATGCCCTCATGGATAGAGTCATTGATGAACGCTTGCCAATTTTCGGGCAGTTTGCCATATTTCTTGCATAGCCAGGAGTTCTGACCTACTTTTTGTAGATGAGGAGGGTCGAATACTACCATATTAAACGTTTCATCTTCGAATGGCAAGGCTGTGCAATCGGCTATCATATCGGGTTGCACATCTAGTTTGCGTCCATCACATAATGTGTCGTGAGCCTCTCTTATGTCTGTGAAGAGAACATTTGGGTCATGTTTATCGAAATAGAACATTCGAGAGCCACAGCACATGTCTAAAATTCTTTTCTTCATATTGCTTCTTGTTTTAATTGTTCTTCGATTGCTTCCTGGGCTAGGATTTGCTGCCAGTGGGCTTCATGGTTATTTCTTCTCTCTTGGTTCTCCGTGAGCTGCGAGTTATACCTACCGAAGCAAATGATGTCAAATTTCTCATAGTCCTTCATCTCGTATGGGGGCTTGGAGCCTGGAGGAGCAGGAATGAAATCCTTAGCGAACTCTTTAGGAGAGAGGGTTGCCATTGTTGAGCCAACCGGGTCAATGACCTCATATTTGAAGATGCGGCTCTTTCTCTTTGCTGAAGAACTATGAACCGCTTTTGCCCAGCAGATGTTTCCTCTATAGGCTGAGGTGAGACGAGAGCGATAATAGGGTTTCCATATTCGCTTATCTCTGAAAGCCCAGCAGATGCCTGTAGGGGAATCTCCATCATAAGTAACACTATCAGACTTCCAGCAATGGTTGTAGCCGAGGTCGCTGATGTGGCTATGTACACAGAACTTGCACATCTTCATTTTCTCCTGATTAGCAACTGATGGTGTTGGCTGCATCAGGCTTTGTTTGATGTAATTGCCCATAGATGCATGATTTTTACTTTTTGTTTTTAATGATTTTGTTTAATACTTGCTTGTTGTGCTCAGTATCATCATTGATGAGGTGATAGGAGCGAACTTTCTCGAAGGCGTTGACTTCGGCTGCTTGCATGTAAGCCTTGACCACTTCGATGAAGTCTTCTAGGGAACGACAGAGGGCGTACTTGTAGCCAGCGCACTGCCAATAGCCCTGGAAGCGTTTCTGGTTGGCAGACTGATTGTTGGTCTTGCCATACTTCAATTCGATGCCCAAGCCGAAGTAAACTTCTGGGTTCTCGTAGATGATGCCTGTCTTGCCATCCTTCATGGAAGGGAGAGCAAGGATGAGGTCGGGAACGCCTGGGACCACGCCCGATGCTGCATTGATGGCTAGCTTCTTGCCACTGGTAGCACCGTCTGCCTCGTTCTTGGGATGGAAGAGGAGTGTGGAGAAAGCTGGGTACTGTAGTCGAAACCATCGTACACAGGCTATCTGCAACTGACCTTCACGCTGCACCTTCTTGTGCTGAGGCTTTTGCGTGTACTCGGGATAATTGCCGTTGAGACGGTCTATTAATTCTTGTTTGTCCATAACTTTTGGAATTTTTGAATTGTCACTTTATGTTTGCACTTAGTCGCTGAGGATGGACTGGAGATAGTCTTGTGTCTTATCGTCCAAGTCGAGAAGGTTTTTCGTTTCCTCTTCCACAGGTGGGGTCCAGTCGATGCCCAGACGCTGAATAGTTCCGCCCCGATAGAATCTTTCGAGCGACTGCAAGGCTTGTTTGTCTTGCGGATGCTTTTTGAGGTTGTCGATATGCCCCAAGATGATGGAACGATTAACCTTGTCTCTGTAGGCTTCTACTGACTGCGGAGACTGTTGGGCAAGTTTCCAGCGTTCGCCTATTGACAGACTGCCATCAGATGGTGGTGGGCTAGGTGTCTTCTTCTGCTGAGGCTTGGAAGGCTTCTTTTCAGCTGAGGCTTGGATGGTTGGATTGTCGAACGTTCCTTCCATCAGAGGCTCGTAGTTCTTTGGATTGAAGAGCCAGTTGAAGGAGATATAGCATCCACCATCCTTGCGCCCGGATAGAAGGTCGGAATCGAGTGCCTTGCGAAGCATCGGCTCAATGTCCTCGAAGGAGTAGTCTGAGATAAACTTGGCGACTAGCTTCTTGCGGTCGGGAGTCATCTTCGAGATTGGCTTTACCTGCGTGCCCAGGAAGAGGCGATTGAAGAGCCTTAACACTTCCGAGAATTGAGTTTCTGCATCCCCCGACTTTTTTTCTTTTTCTTTTTTTTGTGTTTGGGGGTGGGCTTTCTCTTTTCTTTGTTTGTTTTCTTTTATAGGGGTTTCAGGGGAAAGATTTTCTTTTATTTGTTTCTTTTCTCTTACTTCTGTGCCCTTGGCTATGTCCTTATCTGTGCCCTTGACTATCTCTAAATCTTCGGAATCATCTTTATTTAAAGGGGTTTCGGAGTGTGAAATCTGTGCCCTAGATTGTGCCCTTCGCTGTGCCCCTTGTTTTGGCTGTGCCCTAGATTGTGCCCTCTTCGTGCCCTTAATTGTGCCCTTATCTGTGCCCTTGCTAGTTTCTGAATCTTCGGAATCGCCTTTATTTAAAGGAACTTCGGAAGATTGAATCTGTGCCCTAGATTGTGCCCCAAAGTGTGCCGTAACCTGTGCCCCTTGGTCTCTTTGCCACGGTATGATGCAGTGGGATAGGGGGTGAGAACTGTTAACGTAGAGTTTAGTTGAGGCTCTTGGAGCAGAGCACTTGGTGATGATTTTCTCGGCTATGAGCATATCGATGGCGACACGGATGGTCTTGACCGTGGTATGGAGCTGTAGAGCCAAATCACGATAGGAGAGGGTGGCAGCGGAAGCCTCGTTGTGAGCGGAGGAGAGGAGCACATGGATGAGCACCTGAACGACCACAGGACGATGGAAGTAACGCCACTGCAACAGCTCTGGAGTAAATATGTAGCCATCTGTTTTCATTTATTCTTCTTTTATTTGGAATGTAGAATTTACGAATCTATCATTTATTTGTTTTCTTCTGCCTCGATGGCACGGAATATCTCGTAAGCCACTTGTGGCACCCAGGCATTGCCGTAAGCCTTTATGGATTCTTGTCGCCACTTGGGGAAAGAAATGGTAAGGCTGTCCACATCAAAGGGAATCCCATCATTTCCTCTACAAACAGGGGATTGAGTTGGGAAGTTCCGCCACCTACCTGATTGTTGAAGTCGAGAAAGTCGGTCAGCCCATTCGGGCGAAGTGCTCCATTTATTCGGCTGTACATCCCTTTTACACTTTTTTCTTTCAGTCCCTTCACTCGGTTGGAGTGTTTTACCTCCATTGCCGTAGGAGTGGGAAGAAGACCATTGACCGCTAAGGCTGTTAGACCTTGCCCCATCTGGGAATTGGGATTGATGGTCTTGGTGAACTTCGTGCCTTCTATGCTGCAAGGTGTAGGTAGAAGTTTTGCCACTGCCATGTCTTCTAGACCTAGACTGTGGTCTGTTTTTCCTCTTTTTGGATTTCTTCGCCCTCGCTCGTTGATTTCCATGTCCTTGTGGGCTATGTCCATCGCATTGGGTGTGGGTAGAAGGTCTAGCGGAACAAATTCCGTCTTGCCCTTCTTGTTGCACTGTTTCAGCCCTTTGGTCTGAACGGTGGGCAATAATCCAAACTCGGTCTCTTCTGTGCGGTGCTCCGATGGCACAAGCTGGAATAACAATCGGTTGGACGGAATATCCTTCGGCTTCGAGGTCTGCACAGATTTTGTCGAGGGTGAATCGGCTTTCCTCTCGGTATAGGTGATTCTCTTCGAAAAGATAGTCTGAGCGTCCCATCTGAGTGACTTGGCAGGACTCCACCATCGTCTTGATTCCATTAACGTTTTCACCAACGACCCAAGTGGGGTGTATCTGCCGTATCGCTCGAAGCATCTGTGGCCAGAGGTAGCGGTTATCGTCCGCTCCCTTTCTTCTTCCGGCAAGGGAGAAAGGTTGGCAGGGGAATCCTCCAGTGAGAACATCGACTTTGCCGTGCCACTTTGTGAAGTCTGTTTTGGTAATGTCTTCATAACTTTCTGAATTAGGAAACCAGTAGTCGAGTACCTTGCGAGGAAACTCCTGTATCTCGCAATGGAAGAGGTTCTGCCATCCCATCATGGATGCCGCGACCTCTGCACCACCGATTCCGCTGAATAAACTAGCGTGATTCATATCTGTTTACCTAAAATGGGGCTGTGGTGAATGCCATATTCTCATTTCCTTTGTATGGGATGCATTGGATAAAATCACCTACGTGCCCGGTGCATAATAGCAAAGCGTTGTATTTGTATGGGGATTCACCTATACGTGTTCGTGCGAAGATTGCTGGTCTCCATTTATGTTCATCGCTGTTACGCACAAGAACCTTATCGAAGGTTCTGAATGATGGCTGATTCTTGCTCTTCTTCCAGAGAGTGAAAGCATTTTGAAACAAGATGGCTTCATCCTCTGTCGCTTCTCGCAGTTCCTCGTGTACGCTGATACGCAGGTCGAAGGCTTGGTCGGTCACGAACTTCTCGTTCTCGATTTCGTACTGGTTGCCGAATGTCAGCGTGTCCTCGCTCTCGTTCTTGCCGATGAGCTTGCCGATGATTGTCAACTCTCCATCCTCGTCTTCTTCTTTGAAGACGTAAAGGTTGCCAAGTTCGAAACATGGCATCGTCTGTTTGTTATTCTGTTCCATATTACTTTTCCTCCAACTCTTTTTTCCTTTTATTTATTGCCTCTTGCTGCTCTTGCTGCAACCTCTTTAGATTGTCCATTCTGTTACGAAAGCTCTCTCGACTCTTTTTGATTTCGTGTTTTATGTAAAAAACCGAGAAAACGAATCTGAAAGCCATCCATACAAGATATAGCAAAATTGGTGAAAAAACCCAATAGCCATGACCAGTGGATAGCACCACATAACTTCATAACAATAAACGCAACTTGAATTAAAGTTGCAAACAATTTAAATTCTTTCATATTCTTTTCTTTTTATAGTTACTCTGTTAACCGCAGCTGCAATGGTCGTTAGTCCAAGTCTGATAGAATTTCTTACTTCCACCACATCCACCTTGTTTCCAATATCCAAATACCCTAATGGTCTTTGGAGTATTAACCCACAACAAAAAACCTCTATCTGAATTTTCAAACTGAATATCCTCTAAGATATGATTAAACCAAATCGTAAACAACTTTTTCTTCTTAAAGCGACTATATTTTTTATTAAAGTCATCTTTGTCTAAATTGTAATAGCTTATTCTCATATTTTCTTCTTTTATATCCTTTGCAGGATGGTTAGTTAATCATTTTTTCATTCACATGGAAGTTTCTCCTGATGCTGCACGTACATCTTGTATTTAAGACAATACTTGCCATTGATGTAGTTGCGCCCATTTGGGCAGAGGAGGCACTTGCGAGCTGCATAGGTGCTCTTACTTCTTGAATCGCTCATAATAGTAGGTTACTATCTGATGCTCTGTAGGCTGGAAGCCATTACGAGAGGTGAGCGTATCGACTATCTCATCGTATGTACACTGTGGCATCTGAGAAATCAGATTCTCATCGTGGATGTCCTGTGAGAGTTTACTGAGGCAGAGCCATCCAAGGACTAGCCAGATGGCAATGCAGAAGATAATCTTAATTGTTTTCATAACTTTATCGTTTTATATTGTTTGTAATGGTGGTCGGTTAGGGAGTCGAACCCTTGTGCCTATCTGCTTAGTTCTTTTTCGCAGAAATCATGGTGAACCTAGTAAAAAAGCATTTAAACAATCAATCGTTTGTTATGAACATCGCCCCCGATGGGCTAGGCTACATGCAAGATTGCAATGCCGACCGTGAAAAGAAAGGTGCCTGAGTGGATTTGTACTTATCATATTTTTAAGGATGAAGAACTGTTCTCGCAGGGATATTTGCCCAGACACCTTTTGAATGTTTCAACGATAAGTTTCGCTTCACAGCGAGCTTTTCTTGTTTGCAATGTTAGCTTATGTCTATTCTCTAAAAGTAAAATTACCTATGTGGGATGTAGATAGTCTTGAACTTTACAGGCACAGGCTTCCAGCTCGGACAGTCGGTATTCGTAGCGAGTAATCTTGCCGTTCTTGCCACGCCCGAAGACCTTGACCTTGCCTTCCTTCACCCATCGCTCTACATTGCGTCTGCCGAAGGTATCGAATGCCTTGGCTTGGGTGATGAATGGTCGCTTGCCTACAGCCTTGGATATTTCTTCCTGGACTACATTGCGTATGGCTGATAGGAATGTGTCGAACGAGACCATCTTGTCAGCGAACTGGATTTGTACTGTTTGGTTCATGACTATTTTGTTTTATTTGATTCTTGTAACTGTGATAACTCCTTGCTCACGGTTGAGCTTGGTCTTGAACTTTCGGCTGTAGATGGCACCGAGGTCAGTGCAACTACTCTTGACCGATAGCATTCTCTTGATAGGGAAGTCGATGGCTTGACCTAACGCCAGTTCCCTAATCTGAGGTCTGAGTGGTAATGTTTCTTCTTTCATATTGATGATGAATTGTTATTTTACTAGTTCGAAATCGTAAACAAAGACGAGAGGGTTGATACCCCAATGGAGGTGGAGCTTACAGCTGAGCATCTTGTATGCTTCGATAGGAGTTCTGTACCACCATTTCTTCTTAAAACTATCATTTGTGGCATCGTATGAATAAGCATCGTCAATGCCTTTGATGTGGCAACGGAAGATTCCTTCCTTCATGCAGTCATCGGTGCTGATGTCCTGTAGTCTTTCACACCGAATCTTGGTAATCATGATTTGATGAGGCATCAAATTAGACTTCACAAACATCTTGTTGCCCCATCCTGCGGATGCAACTTCCTCATTAAATGTTTCTTCCGTTTCTTCTGCACACGGAATGTGGCTGTAACTCTGTGCGACTGCCACGACTTCACCGATTTTATAATGTGACTTCGCCACTATCTCATTGCCATCATTGATGGTGAGCTTGCCCTTGTCTTTTCCTTCCATGCAGAAACCGCAGTTGAAGTTTCGCCTGAAAGGTTCTTGGTAGGCGATTCTTCGGGTCTGGGTCTTGCGACCTTCCAGAACAGCCTGGGTGAGACCGTACTGGTCATTGAACATTATCTTTTGCATTGTCTTGTCTCCTTTCTTTTGTTTCTATTTGAGGAATGAGTAAAGTTCCTTGGCATCTTCCAAGGCTTCTTCGTATTCCCAACAATGGATTCTTGCTTTTGCTGCATAGTTGAAGCAATACAACATGCCTTCCCACTCGTAGATAGATGCCTGGTATATCCAATTAAAGATTTCCTCGAAGGTGCATTTATTTGGCATTCCAATAATCTCATGAATTTTGGTACGAAGCCAGAGACGCTTGTGCTGCTTGGCAATCTCATCTTTCAACTTCTTCTCTTCACACAGAGAATGGAAGTGAGCTACTAAATTGTCATTTTCGTTCTTTTTCATTATTTGCCTCCTTTCTTTAATTTGATAGGAACAATATCTTTGAGGTATGCCCATTGAACTATTTCTTCGAATAGATGTGCTCCAGAATCAGTGAGCCATCCACGACTGCCATCTGGGTCTGTATATGTATGACCGACTTCTGTAGTCATGCCGTCAGCGTAATCAAGGAGGCAATCCTCGTTGTTGCTTTTTGGAAGTTCTTTTCCTTGGTGCCAGACTTTGGCTAGGTTGATGTATTCCTCATCGTCTCTACCCATTCTGACCTCCATTCCATGCCATATAGGTTGACCGTCATGTAGGTTTCCTTCACGGTCTTTCCATCCTGCTGTAAGCGCAGTGTGAAAAGGACAGACGAACAGCCTTAATGGTGCATCGTGAGATTTTTTGCTATCTTTCTTCATTTTTCTTCAATTTTATTTGGTACTTATTTATTTATTTACTAACTTTACGGTGCAAAACTACAAAATAATTTAGAGACTTGCAAATATTTTAGCCTAAAATTGGCTTAAAGCTATCATATTTAATAGTTCTTAACTAAAATATAGTAGAATATGGACTTAAATGTAATAAAGAAGCTTGCAGAAAAGCGAGTTGGTGGACTAAAGAAATTAGCAGCCGACATAGGTATGAGTGAAGCAAATCTTCACAGGTGTATAAACAATAATAAGATGCAAGGAGGTGATTTAGAACAAATCGCATCCATATTTGGCGTGTCAGTAGATGTTTTCTTTGATAGTAATGCTGAGGTTTATGTTAATGATGTTATGGACTTAGATAAAATAAAGTCGTATATTGAAGAAAATGGTATAGGGTTAGTTTCTTTAGCATCTAAAATGAAAATCAGCAAAGTTGCATTGGAAAACATATTGAATGGTTCTGATGTTAAAATTAGCCTTGTGGAGTCTTTGGCAGGAGCTTTAGGTGTGAAAGTTGTAGATTTGTTTAATGATAAACAACTGGAGGCTAATATTGTTGATGTTCCTGTTACAGAAGATAAAAGTATGTATGAAGAACTGATTGCCCTTAGAGCAGAGAATAAGCTGCTGAGGGAGATTCAAGGTCTTTCGGCAAGAAGTCAGGCTCATGTTGGATAATTAAAATGTAGGGATTATGAAAAAGTTAATTAGTTTTATCGCAATGATTGTTACGAGTATCGTTGCAGTAGCTCAGACTTCAATCGCTGGAGTTGCTTTCGGCTCCAGCTATATTCAAGCTGCTAAGATTCTTAAAGATAAATTTGGTGTGCCAGATACCGAAGAAAGAGAGCGAATTGTTTTTGTAGATAAAAAATACGGAGGCTTTAATTTTGATTTAGTGACATTTGGTTTCCAATACGGTGAAGGGAAAAGTTATTTTAATAGATGTATTTTTATTAAAACGTTTAAGACTTCATCAGAAGCTAAAGATTTCAGAGATTTGTTTGCTCAGAAATTGAGAAGAGACTATTCTTTGAATGAATTCATTTCTGACAATAAGTTTAAAGGATATGAAGGTGGCGTGGACCCAACTAATGGTGAACCTTACGGATTCAGCCTAGATATAGTATCTCCAACACGTGAAGTAAACTTTTATGGTGTAAGATTATACTATGGTCCTTATGATTATGTTAATGAAAACTTTTAAATATGAAAACAAACATGAATAAAATATTAGGTATAGTCTTATCTGCATTACTCGTCTCATGTTGGGGACATACTTCTGATGGAAATGATGAGGCTGTCAAGAAAGCTATAGAAAAGTCTTTGACTACCGATAATGATTCAACAGATGAAGAAAAGCCAACTATCGGTAGATATGTGTATATGGATAGAACAGGCTGTTTACATTTAAAGCAAGACTGCTATAGTTTCTCAGACAATGACCAACTTGTTTTGTCTACAGAGACAAATGATGAGAGTGCGGAAAGTTCCCTGGATATAAAGAGTAGTAGATATGCTCTGCATAGAATTCCAGTAAAAGTGAAATTAAAGGAAGCAGATTTGGATTTTTGTTGTAATAGTTGCATAAACGACTCAATATTTGATATATTAGCACAAACTGCCCTAAGAAATGCTAGTGTAGGGGAAGTAAGCAAAGTTGACTATAATAAATATCGGGTTCCAAGACCTGCGAGATAACATTTAGGCTTATGATGCAATTATCAAACAACGATATAGACAGAAAGTTGAGACTATCAAAGAAGTTCTTTTGCTTTGGTCTAGTGACCTTCTGCATAGGTTTCTTGATGCTTGGCTTTGCAATAGGTAGGTTGTCTTCCTCTTCTAGTAATGCTGAGGCTGAAGCCTTCCAAACTGAGGTAACAGCAGAAGGCAACGTATATGTATCAGATAGCCCTGGTTCCAAGCGATACCACAAGGACAGAAATTGCCCAGCTCTTAAGAGAACTACAGGCAAGATAACAAGAACAGATGAATCAAATGCCATCGACCAAGGAAAAACTTTGTGTGGATGGTGTGGAAAAGAAAAATAATTCGTAAATTTGCAAAAAAAATAGGAGATTGATATATGGAGAATATTGGAATAGTAATTAGTATTTTGGTAGGATTGGTAACTTTGTTATCAATGCTTGTATGGTTTGGACGTTTCATCCAGCGTGTGAATGTACATGACAAGAAACTAGATGATTTATCTGAAGATGTTGAGGACTTGAAGTTGGATATGAACTCAGTTAAGACTTTGCTTATGGCGAAGTTTAAGGACTTCGAGGTGGTCTTTTCTGGAAAGCATTCGCCTAGAGCCTTGAATGAAACCGGCCAGAAGATATTTGATGATATGCACGGAAAAGAGTTTTTGGAAAAGAACAAGGCTTTGTTGTTTGCTTACGTTGACAAGAACAAGCCAAAAACTGCCTACGATGTTGAAGGCTTGTGCTATTTGGCTTGTCTTATGAATGTGAACAACGATGCTTTCATAGAGATAAAGAGCTTCCTCTACAATTATCCTACCATAACTTTGCCTGATGGCAAAGAACATGAGGTAACAATGGATGAGGCTTGTTCTGTACTTAGCCTTCCTTTGCGTGATATGTACTTAGAAGAGCATCCTGAGATTGTGAGATAATAAAGAGCATAAAGTTTGTTCGTAAATTTAAATTCCAAAATAAGTTTATAGATTGTTTTGAGAGAAACGTTAAAACGCTAGTAAATACAGTATATTATGAATCTCGTTTGGAAGTTACTTCGTCAGCATATCAGCATACCTCAGTTTGCAGGCTTCGCCTTTGCTAATCTCTTCGGTATGCTCATCGTACTTTTCGGTTTTCAGTTTTATCAGGATGTGCTGCCTGTCTTCACTCAGCAAGACAGTTTTATGAAAGCCGACTATCTCATCATGAGCAAGAAAATAGGTATGGGCAATACCATCAGCGGCCGCTCCAATACCTTTTCGGGAGCAGAGATGGATGATGTCAGCGACCAGAAGTTCGTGAAGAAGATAGGCAAGTTTACCTCTACCGAGTACAAGGTAGATGCGCAGATGGGCGTAAATGGTGTGAATGTATTGAACAGTGAGCTTTTCTTCGAAAGTGTTCCTGATGGTTTCGTGGATGTTCCGCTCAAGGATTGGAAATACACACCTGGCGAGAAGGTGGTTCCAATTATCCTCCCGCGTACCTATATTAATATGTATAACTTCGGATTCGCCCAGAGCCATTCGCTTCCTAAGATCAGTGATGGTCTGATGGGAATGATTGATTTCAATATCTGCATTCAGGCTGGTGGCAAGAAGGAACTGTTCAAGGGAAAGGTCATTGGATTCTCCTCCCGTCTCAACACGATTCTCGTGCCACAGGCGTTTATGGATTGGAGCAACCAGGAGTTTGCGCCTAACCAGAAGAGCGATCCTACCCGTCTGATTGTGGAGGTAGGCAATCCGGGCGACGAGAATATTACCAAATATCTAGATGACAACGGTTATGAGGTAGAGACTGATAAGCTCGATGCCGAGAAGACCACCTATTTCCTCCGTATGATGGTATCGATGGTGATGATTATCGGTCTTGTGATTTCCGTTCTGAGTTTCTATATCCTGATGCTCAGCATCTATCTCCTGGTGCAGAAGAACTCTTCCAAGTTGGAGAATCTGCTCTTGATAGGTTACAGTCCGGGCAATGTAGCGAAGCCATACCAGGTGCTCACCATCTCTCTGAACATCGTGGTTCTGGTCATCGCCTGGATCATCCTCTTCTTCCTGCGAGGATACTACATGGATTTCATCGAGGCACTCTTCCCAGACATCGAAGAGGGAACGATGCTTCCTGCCATAGCCTTAGGCTTTGCTCTCTTCCTGGTGGTTTCGGTTCTGAATATAGTAGCCATCCGTCGCAAGGTAATGAGTATCTGGCAGCGAAAGGAGTAGCTGCTACCCCCTCAAAAAAAACTATAAGCAAACCCCCGTTATTAATAACAATTTAAAGAAAATCTGCGTTATTTGCTTAACGCAGATTTTTTTTATGTTATAAAACATCATTTTTAATGCTGATGTAACATTTATATCGATTTTTTTGTTTATATTTGCACTCGAAATCAATATTAAGGGAATATTTCCCAGCATTATTAATTAATTTTTTAATAAGGTATGCAGAAAAGATTGCATTTATTAGTGGCTTTGCTGGCCTTTATGGTTACCACAGCGATGGCGCAGATTACTACATCTAGCGTTAGTGGTAAAATTACAGCCAATGGCGAAGATGTTATTGGCGCAACGATTAAGGCTGTTCACCAACCTTCTGGTACAGTCTATCGTGCTGTGACCAACATTGATGGTCGTTATTCTATTCAGGGTATGCGCCCTGGTGGTCCTTATGTCTTGGAAGTAACCTATGTGGGTTACAAGAACAAGCAGGTGAAGGGCATTTCTCTTTCTCTTGGTCAGAACACAGTTTTGAACGAGACTTTATCTGAGGATGCTGCCCAGTTGGAAGACGTAGTGATTGTTGCTGATCGTAACAATAACATGCGTACTGACCGCGCTGGTGCAACAACAAGCATTAATGCAGATCAGATTGAGGCTGTTCCTACCGTATCACGTAGCATGAACGACCTCTTGAAGTTGACTCCTCAGGGTGCCAACGTAGGTAGCGGTTTCTCTGTAGGTGGTGGTAACTACCGTCAGTCTTACGTTACTGTCGATGGTGCTGCGTTCAACAACGCCTTCGGTATTGGTGGTAACCTCCCTGGTAACGGATCTCCAATCTCTCTTGATGCTTTGGATCAGATTTCTGTATCTTCATCTCCATACGATGTTCGCTTGAGTGGATTTACAGGTGGTGCTATCAGCGCCGTAACCAAGAGTGGTACCAATCAATTCAAGGGTACAGCTTATATGTATACTACCAACTCTCACTTGCGTGGTAACAAGGTAAGTGATTATGAGTTGCACCGTCTCCAGTCTCACTCTACTACCTGGGGTGCCAGCTTCGGTGGTCCTATCATCAAGGATAAGTTGTTCTTCTTCGCCAACGGTGAATATCAGAGCAACATCTCTGCGGGTCCTTCTGGCACAGCTCGTGTAAATGCTTCTGATGATTGGTCTCCATCATCAGGTACTGTTCATCGCCCATTGCAGAGCGATATGGACAATATGCTCAGCTTCCTCAACAAGACCTATGGTTACAACCCAGGTCGTTATCAGGGATATTCTCTTGATACTCCATCATACAAGTTCCTGGCTCGTATCGACTGGAACATCAACGAGAACAACAAGTTGAACTTCCGTTTCTCTAAGAGTCACGACAAGGATTCTTCATCTCCATCTAGCTCAACCACTCCATTCAAGGATTCTGTCATCTATCCTGGTGGTGAGGATGCTACAGGTGGTAAGTCTCAGTCGGGTCGTACTGCTAATTCAGGTCTCTACTTCGAGAGTGCACGCTATTATCAGGAGAAGAACTTTACTTCTTTCGCTGCTGAGTGGAACTCTAAGTGGGGTGGTGTAAACAATGTTCTCCGTGCTACTTACTCTTATCAGGATGAGCCACGTACTTATGTGGGTGGTATGTTCCCAACAGTAGATATCCTGAAGAATGGTTCTTACTATATGGGATTCGGTCCTGATCCATTTACTGAGGGTAACCTCCGTCAGGTAAAGACTTTCGTTGCTACTGATGAGGCTACATGGTCTATGGGTATCCAGAACTTCACCGCTGGTCTCCAGTTTGAGACCAACAAGGCTACCAACGGCTTCGGTGCTGCTTCTGCCGGTTACTATGTATTCGAGTCTATGGACGACTTCATGAACGGTAAGGCTCCTAGAAGCTATGGCGTTACCTTCCCTATGGATGGTTCAAGCCAGTTCCAGGCTACCATGAAGTACAACCAGTTCTCTGCTTATGTTCAGGATCAGGTTAACTTCTCTGACCGTTTCCGTCTCACCGCAGGTTTGCGTTTCGAGTTGCCTATCTATCCAGAGTTGGAGAACTGCTACAACAAGGCTTTCGCTGCTTTGAAGTATAAGGATAATGCTGGTAATGAGCATAGCTACTCTACCGATCAGCTTCCTGATGCTCCTTTGACTGTTTCTCCTCGTGTAGGTTTCAACTGGGATATCCTCGGTAACCACAAGTTGGTGCTCCGTGGTGGTACAGGTTATTTCGTAGGTCGTCTGCCTTTCGTATGGCTCGTATCTGCTGTAAGCAACGCTGGTTGCGGTCAGTACACCTATTATTATAATACTCCATCTGACAAGAGTGCTAATTATTTGATGGATAAGTTCTATGCTAGCCGTGATGAGCAGGTGAAGGTATTGCAGCAGCAGGGCTTGGCTGTTAACCGTGAGGATGCAGCAGCTCCTTCTTCTCCTACCATCATCGACAAGGACTTGAAGATGAACGCTACATGGAAGACTTCTCTGGCATTGGATGCCAAGTTGCCTTACGATGTTGATTTCTCTCTGGAGGGTATCTACAGCCGTGAGTTCAATCCTGCTACTGTCATCAATCTCAGCCGCTACTGGGATGGAAAGACAGTGAAGTTGGCTCCTGGTGATGAGCGTCATTACTTCTCTCAGAGTAATAAAAACAACCCTTACATGATCACAAACGCTGGTCATAAGGCATACTACTACTCAATCACAGCGTCTTTGGCTAAGAAGTTCGACTTCGGTTTGAACCTCTCTGCTTCTTACACCTATTCTAAGGCTAAGTCTTATGGTGATGGTGTAGGCGACCAGGTTTCTTCTGCATACTATAACAACCGTTACTCTGTAAACGGTAACAACGATATGGAGTTGGGTTATGGTACCTACGTGGCTCCTAACCGCTTGCTCATCTCTGCTTCTTACAAGAAGGACTACGGCAAGAACTTCGGTTCTGAGGTTGGCTTGATCTACGAAGGTATGAATATGGGTTATGCTGATGGTTACAGCTGCACACGTTACACCTACCAGTTGACAAGCAACGTTGTAGGCGACTATGGTTCTAACGGTTTGGTTTACATCCCAGCTTCCCGCGAGGCTTTGAACGAGTGGAACTTCAAGGATAATGGAAGCTATACTGCTGAGCAGCAGAAGGATGACTTCTGGGCTTACATCAACCAGGATGATTACCTGAAGAATCACAAGGGTGAGTATGCTGAGCGTGGTGGTGCTGTGATGCCTTGGCATCATCAGTTGGACTTCAAGTTCAACCAGAACTTCTATCTCAACGTAGCTGGTCAGAAGAATACTCTCCAGTTTGGTGTTGATATCAAGAACCTCGCTAACCTGTTGAACAACAGCTGGGGTCTCTACAAGACCGTTAACAACACCAAGTTGTTGAAATATACAGCTGGCAAGAATGGTGCTCAGGGTTCATTCCAGTTCCAGAAGAATGGTAAGAATGTATTGTCTAAGACATACACCAACAACACAAGCTTCAACTCAACCTATTCTATCCAGTTCTCTATCCGTTATATCTTCAACTAATGGATAGTTATTTAGAAGAATAGACTGATTTATAAATAATAGATGCACTTCTCTACTTATAGTGAAGTGCATCTTTTTGTTTGACTAGCATGTGTATTGTCTAATGGGTGCAAGTCCCTAACGAGCCCTAGTAGTGGGAATCGTCCAGCCAGAGAGACAAGGG